TCTTCGTATTGTCCCATAAGTGCCTTCACTGCAAATTTAATAGCTGTCTTATTTCCTGTAGTTAGTACTTGATCGTAATTATCTTGATCTTCTTTAGATAGATTCTTACCAGCCCAGTCCATAAGTGATTGGTAACCGTCTTCTCCATTTGCTATACCTTTAACTTCAGCAATCTCTGCATCAGATAGTGTAGCTGCTGGAGCATCGAACCCAACTTCCTCTCGTACTCCTTTAAGATATGAGTCAACTAAAGCTTTATTTAAACCAGCTTGTCCCAGTTTGTCATACATCTCATCAGACAAAGTACCATTGTTCTCTACAAAATGTTTGTTCATTTCAAACGGATCTATCTCGTTATCCTTGAACACATTACTTAACTGTTCTCCGTATACTTCGTTAGCTGTCTCATAATTAACAGAGCCATCTTCACTGTAGAACTCAAATTCTTGTGCTGGTTCTGCTGTATCTTCAGCTGTACTTGCGGGGGATTCCCCTAGTTTCTTTTGCAGTTCAATATATGCTGACTCTAATTCTTCGGCACTTTTATACTTACCAGCAAGCATCTTGTCTTGCTTTGCCATAAGTTCTTCACCGATCTTTAGAGACTCGGCTTCTTTAGCTGCTATTTCATTTGCTACTACAGGATCATCAGAGGTGTCGTAGCGTATTGTTTCTGCCATAGTTATTGTGGTGGTTGTGGATTACCCCCCATTCCTAATGCTTGTTGCATAGCTGGGGCGAGGTCTGGATTCTTAGATGGATCCATTAATGGTGTGCCAGCAAGTTGTCCAGCTTGGTCAGTCAGAGACTGCATTTGCTGTGCTTGCATAGCTTGTTGTTGCTCCTGATTACGTTCATCCATACTCTTAACAAGGTTTAGGATGTCGATACCTTGAGCTGCTGCGAGACGCTTGATAGCTTCATCAGCATTTAGATACTGAGCTAAAGCTTCTGGCCCCATAGTCTGTGATATGGTTGTTATAAATTGTACTAATGACTCTCTATCTTGTCCTCTACCTAGTGCATTTATACCTGCAACTATGGTAGGCTTGACTAAATTCTGAGGAACACTAGGTATCTTTTTAGATTTAGTAAGAGTGTGCATCTTACGGTTGAGATAGGGTATGAGGAACTCTGTTGTAAGCAAGCTGAAGAGTCCTCCAAGCTGTCTTTCTAGTTCCATCTGTGTCATTCTAACCTCTTCTGCTGTAGTCCTTTCTGACTGCCTTACAGACAGCACTAGGAAGGCTTCAGCTAATCTCTTTTCTAAGGTGTTTACCAGTTGAAATGCTGTTTGGAAATCAGCAGTTTTACCTACCTGAACTACTCCAATATCATCTGGTCTACCTTGTATGATTGCACCGTTACCTGCGTTGGCTAACGATGCTGGCTTAGTTGTAGCTGAGGGTGACACAGTAAATACAACTTTAGCTGCTGCTGCACTACCCTCAACGAGAGCTTGCATCAATGCCTCTAAAGATTTTAAGTCCCCTAAGAACTCTTCAACCCTAGAACGTCCGTAGTCTTCTCCGTCAACGGTGACAAAACGTAGTGGTAGCCAAGGGGTTTTATCTAATGGAGCCTTACCTTGACTATCTGGTAACATCATTCCATTAGCTTCTTGATACCAGTACCATCCTTTCTCGTCTCTCTTCACACATGTATATACATCTACATCTTTACTACCATTGTAGTCACCTTGGTCATCATCGTTGGGTGTGTTAGGTTGCTTGTCAATTTCAGGAAGGTCTAGTAGTTTCTTACTGACTCTTTCCTTAGTGACAATCTCCATCACCTCTCCGTTACCGTCACGTTCAACACAATACCTATTGAGTGGATAGACTTTCATACCATCCTTACCCATAAAGAGTAAAGCATTGCCTGTTACAACTAAATGTTTAAGGGCAGCAAAGATCTGTACTCTATCTGTAGAGGCAGCTATGCTTTCCATTATCATTCGTTCTATCTTAGCAAACGACAAGTCAAGCTCGCTCTTCATCTCTGGTGGTATTTCTACACCAAGCTTAGAGTCATCGAGTTGTAACTTAAAGAATGTCGTGCTAGGAGGTAATAGCCCAAGCATTAGTTTAGAACTGAGAGTAACTACTCCTTTAGCTCCAACGCTCTGCCAGGGTGTAACAAATGATTGATAGTTGGTATTCTCATTACGCATAATCAGTGTGGGAATGGTTAGTTCCGCACACTCGTATGCTGATTCTAGGAATTGTTCACGGGCTGACGATAACTCGTTGTATCTTTGCCGTGCTTTCTTCATGGTTTAGTAGTTCCTCCACCACCAGATACGTTTACACCTTGAGGTGTGTTGATACCTTGTAGTCCACCAGTTGTTGGTTTAGCTTTCTGTGTAGCAAGCTGTGATGTACCTTTAGTACCTTTCTTAGCTACCTTCTTAGCTGTTACCTTTGCCTTCTTCTTAGTCTCATCCTCTGAAATAGGAGAAGGTGTAGGAGCACTAGGCATTTCTGTAGGAGCCTGTTGTATTGGTAGTGGGGGTGGTGGTGTTGTTGGTGGGGCTGGTACGGGTGGTGGGGGAGGAGCTGATCTACCGCCACCAAAGATACTTGAAATAAGACTTCCGCACATAATTATTCTCCTGTTTTTAATTTATTTTTTAGTAATCTTATGATTGATAGTTGACCAGCCCTATAGGATATTGCTTTTTCTGATAGGTTGTGGTCTGGAAACTTGTCTGGAAACTGCTGGTCGAGTTCAT